TTTCTCCGGATCCGCAACGGATGCAAAGTCAGGACAGCAGAATCCTCGGATGTATCTGCCTCCGATCGAGAGCGTTCTGGTGCCGACAGCATTGTGTTTGTTGCCCTCGATCACGGTGATAAAGCCGTTCGCTACGGAGATGACCAGACCAACATGGTCGGCCTCACCGCGGTTGTCGCCTGCTCCGCTGTCATCCCAGTCGTACATGATCAGATCCGCAATCTTTGGAGTGTAGTTGTCATCTTCGACCCATCTGCCGTGCTTGCGGTACAGATCTATCATGCGGTTGCAACTGGCGGAAGGATAGTAGATTTTGGTAAGTCCTGCCCGCCATCCCCAAACAGATACGGAAGCAGCGCACCATGCGTAGTCCGTGCTCATCCACGTCCCCATGTCGGGAATCTTGTTGAAGTCTCGGATAATCTGGGCATGGCGCTCCGAGTACTGCTTGGCGCCGAGATCCTTCTTGGCGACTTCAACGACGCTCTGCCTTAACTGTTTCTCAGTCATTCGCAAATCGCCTTCTCTCCGTTCATCGCATGGACTGCTGCCTCGATGAGCATATCAATCTGCTCGTCGTTGAGGTAGATGTTGGCCTCTTTCATGGCCTTGTAGATCAGCTGTTTGGCGATGGCTTTCTTTTCATCGCCGTGTTCTTCCAGAACAGTCTGCTCAACCGCTCTGACAACCTCGTTGATGATGTCAACCGCCCACGCCCATTTGGTGGCCTCCAGAGCCTTCATTGCTTCGTAGGTCTTCTCGTGGAGATATGGGATTAACTCATGGGCGATCACGCCACAGATTCCAACAACTAAAGCCAAGCACACATTGAATACTAATTCATTAAGCATTTGCAGACCCTCCACTTTGCAGATTAATATTATCGATTTCGTGTTTCATTTTTTCGACCATTCCGTTTCCGCCGAGATCGTGATAGGCGTGGTACATATCACAGAAATTGTCGTATGCGTAGGACGGAATTGACCCCTCGGCGACATATCTATCGTGATACTCAATCAGTTGCACACGGAGCAGGAGCATGGTGCCTTTCGCGTTGGCATCGCGCTCCTTCTTCTGCTCCTTGAGCAATTTGATGATGTACCCGATAAGGATTGGGAGCAGTACGGAATAAATCGAAAGTAAAATCTGAATGATCAATTTGGTTGTCCTCCTTAAACGACAGGATATGAGCAGTTAAAATAAATACGGTTGCTTGCGGTCGTGCTGGAAATAAAGCCGACATAAATCTCACCAGTGGTCTCGATACGGATTGTGCCGTAAGCCACGCCTGCCTTAACGAATGGGCAGAACACGGTTGTCAGCGGTCTTGCGCCGACAGGGAGCGTGCCAAGCAGAGTGTTGGTAGCGTGAGTGGTGATAGGGCCTTGGTAGAATATGGAGCAGATGCCCGCTGACACCACACAATGGCATAAGTTGGCTTCCTCGCCTGTCTCCCATGTTGGAGTAAAGGACTGGACACCACCCGCAATGAGTGAACCATCCCATTTAACTGCAAAAGCATTTGATCGGTTGCTGTCTGATGCGCCGTTGCCGATGATAAAAGTATAGTCGCCATTGTTATCCTCGATGTTGTACTGCCCAATAGCAGTTTGGTAGGCACTGCTTGCTTTGGTGCCGTGTCCACCCGCATGAGATCCCTTACCAGATGCCGTGGTATGGTCGCCTTCAGCGTGCGCATATTGCCCTGCCGACGTATAATACCCCTCGGCATGTCCATAGTCTGAATAAGCATTAGTGTGCGCTCCTTCAGCATGTGCGCCATAGGATGCCGTTGTGCTTCTGCCCTCGGCATGTGAGTAGTCCTTCTGCGCATTGGTAGCGTTGCCTTCTGCGTGCGACACCAGACCGCTTGCGACAGTATTCAAGCCCTCAGCTACGGACATCGCACCGACTTTGCCACTGCCTCGGATGCCGAGCGTATATGCCTTCAGTCTGCTCTTTTCGGTTTCAGTTGGGAGATATGTCACGACAATTTCTGCGCCGTTAGCGGGAGCGGTGGTGAAAATGACACCCATTCCAGAAAACGTATATGCGCTTGTTTCCACGCCATTGATGCTGACAGAGGACACAGATGCGATGCGCACCATGCAGAGAAATGTCTGCGTGCTTCCGTCGCCAGTGAATGTCTCTGTCGTTTCGCCCTGCGCATTTCTCAAATCGCTGACATGGAGATACGTGTTGCCTTCCTTGTCTACCAGTTCCAGACTATGGTAATCGACATCTGCATGGGTTTCGGAATCTTTGCCAATCCGTGAGCCATCTGCACTGAAAGTCGCAAGTTCTGTCAGACCATCTCTGACTGCCACGCCATTTGAACGTATCAGCGTATTGCCTCCACCGTTCGCTGGATCTGCCAGAAATTCCTCCTGCGGAATCTCGGTGATGTGGGCACCCGTGTCGGTCCCTCTCTCGGTGTGCCAGAAATACTGGTTCGTGTTGCCCGCTATCTTGGAAGCCTTCTCAGCGACTTCCTTCACTGCCTTGACCACCTTGTTGACCGTTCTGGTTTCCGTCAGTGCCTGCGTTGCCACTCTGTCATCTGTCGGCGGGGCAGTGGCATTGCCGACCATGAAGGCCCGACCGCCAGAGACACGTACCTGCACATTGTCACCTGCTTTGGCGTTGATCGTCAGCTTGACCGGCGTCTCACGCACACCGCCTGGAATGTGCACCCATGCCACGCCATTCTCCACTCTGGTAACGGTAGCAGAGGTATCATAGGCGGATGTTTTCGGCTGACCAGATGCCTTGATTGATTCGACAAGTTGTTTTAGGGTTTTATCCTTCATGTCCTTGCCTTTCATTAAAATGGGACTGCCCGAAGACAGCCCCGTTGATAGTTGTTTAACGCCTTTCTCACTCCGTCCGAAAACGACAAGCTTTCATCGCCAGTCCGAAAAACTGCGAAGGGCCATGACTGTTTTAAAGTTCGCTATAAGTCATTTAATCTTTAGGTGCTAATCCTCTATCAATGCATTTCTGATGCCAGTAGTTTCTTTCTATTGGATTGATGATAATGTGATTGATTAGCACTCCTATAAGCACACCGATAATTGTGTACATTTGTCGCGCCTTACAAGTCAGTATATCCGTAAATATCATTAAAGTATGCGGCATTTGCAACCACGGTATTTACTATAAGTCGTTCCATAGCAGTTGCCATACCACCATATCCCAAGCCAGAAGGATGACCACCGATTAGAAAGTCTCTAAACAACGGGCTGTTGAAAAAGACATCATCCAACTCTACAGCACAAGGAATATTGTAATGACCCGCTATTTCTTTTATAGCATTACTGAATTGAGGATTCGGTTCTGCTGTCTGTGCAAGAGTAAACATCATCAGTTTTGCGTGCGGAGCATGAGCAGTTATTTGCTCAATAATGCGACCATAATTACCATAGAATGTATCAGGGTAATCTTCATAGCTTTGATGGCTCGTTATGTCTGACAAACTTCCAAGATATTCAAGCCCAAGACTCCAAGCATCATTAATGCCTAAAGCCAAGTAATATACATCTTCGGGATCAGATGATAAAACAAGCGGTAATCCTTTTGAATCGGTCAACCATGTACGGGTTGACAACCCACCCTTAGAATAATTCGTGCAGATTGTGCCGAATTTCTTCGCAATCAGTTGCCCCCACGAATGAGCGTAGTCTGTTTTGTAGGTATCGTCATAATAAATATTCCCACTTGCATAGCTGTCACCAATCACGCCAAAATTAGTGAAAAGCGAAAGACTTACCATTTCTGGAATCAGCGAATTATCTTCCACTATTGTGTACTGAATAGATACGCTTTGCTGAGAAGAAATAATTACATACATAGGATAAGGAACTTTATAATTAACCGATTCTTTTCCCGCATCTGGCGTACTTGTTACAAGTGGTATGCGGTTATTCCCTTCTGCATCACATAATGCCAAAAGAGCAACATTATTTGAATATCCAAGTGCTTGAAATTTTATAGTTCCTTTTTTAACATAAATTGGGTTTGTATATCTAAAATTTGATGCTGTCATTATTCTACCATCTCGGTGAATGTATCCTGTATTCACAGATTGTGGCGTAATAGTTGTGCTTTCTCCATAGTCAGCAATTTGTGAATTGATAGCATCAATTTGCGGTTGATAATCCAGATAGCTACCAGTTTTTTCAACAATAATGTCCTGAGCCGTGCCACCGTGAACGAATACGCCGACAAATTCCTCCGTTGCAGTAATCGTGCGAGATAATAGCCCAGAGACAGACCAGTAGTCATTTGTACCGTTTGCTCTCACAAGTCGTAGTTGAGTTACGGTCAATGCACTTCCATCTTTTGCTCTTATTGTAACAGTATCACCATTGTGAACGATGAAAGGCACGACAGTATTAAGTGCATTTACATTGACTTTAAAAACAACAATATCATTTAAATTGCTTAAAGAACTCTTTAAATCTGCCTTTAAGTCAGTAATCTCCTCAGCGTTCTGCGCTACGTTCTGGTTGGTCGTGGCGAGCTGCTGCTCGATGCCTTCTGTCAGCTTACTGGCCAGCATCTTCCTTGTGCCGTTCGTGGCGCCGTCCAGGACGACATAGTCGTCGTTCGATGCGGTCTGCGCCGTGTTGGCCAAGCCGTTAATTCTAATCTCAGCCATCAATCAAACCTCCTTGTTATATCAGTTAATCTACAAGTGACCTTATTGACGCCGTTCTCGTTAACGGCTATGTTCTGCCCACCGCTGGTCACGATCCGTCTGCCGTCCGATGTCTTGAGAAGCGTGCCTGCGGTATATGCAGCCATTGTTGCCCTGCGTCCCGTGAGTGCTTCCATACTAACCATGGACATCCACCTCCGGAAGCAGATACAGGTCAGCGTCCGCAATGAACGTATCGACCTGTCCAGATGCACTGGTCAGCTCAATGTCATACTTATACGGGATGACCTTGTTATATTTCAGCTCTTCCGTCATCTCTGGCTCGATTGCCAGTACGAGCGTATTGGTCGGGATCGGCACGATGAGCAGGACGGCGTGCTTGTCTGTCATCGCCCTTTTCATGGCAAATCTGATACTATCGCCACTCGCAGGCACATAAGCGGAGCCGTCCTTGTTGGTGATGGTCAGCTGGATCAGTGCCGAGTCGCCCCTCGTAAGATATATTGTCGTTTCATTTATCTTAAGCATTTTATCTCCTTATGCTTGGAAAGCTATCAACTCGTTGCCTGCGGTGTCAATAAAGCAGATGCCGTCATTGGTAGTCAGTCTGAGCAGGTCAATTCTGCGCTCAACCTCTGCGACCTCTGTGGCATCCAGATATGCGGATACGGTCTCGGAAGTCCGTGCATTATACCCGAGCGTGATGCTCTGGCTCTCAACGCGGTACATTCCAATCAAGCCTGCCGATGAAATCTGCATATCGACCATATCGCCCGGAAGCAGATCAGGAACGTATCTGCGCTGATATGATGCGGTCTTGGCGATGGTCTGCGCTTCCTTGAGCATCCGTCTGGCATATTCGCCGATAGATTCGCCATCAGTCAGATCTGCACTGGTCTCTGCCTGCCATATCTCACGGCCTCTGCCAGAGATGGACAGCGGACCGTCCGACTCATCCTTGGCGATTGCCATGAGGTCGTCACAGATTGCCATGAAGACATTCGGACTGCTGAACCAGTCTGCTTCGATGTTGATCTCCGGCTCGATAACGTCATTGTAAAGCGGATTGAAGACGACCACAGCCTCACCGTCTGCAGGCACGACCTGTATCGTACCGGCACCAGTGATGCGGATTCGCCAGTTCATCGCCGTGAGGATTCTGTCGATCATGGACAGATTCGTCTCACCGTCCTCCGCAATAATGTAGTTGGTGAGGGTCGGAGCGTTCTCGGCGACTTCCACCGGTGCAGGCGTCACTGAGAGCAGTTCTGCGACAACCTCACCACCCGACCGTCCCGCCGGTGCGTACCAACCACGCTCGAGCAGTATATCATCGCACGGTTTGAGCACTGAATAGCACTCAACCGCCGTCTCCGCATAAGTGCCCTTGTGGTCTGCTGTTGGTGTGGTAGCCAGTCCGGTAAACAGCGCCTCATGCGCATCTGAACCATCCTGTCTGGCATCCAGATAGACACGCACCCAGTGTTCACCGAAAAAGCCCATGCAGTCAACATCCGCTGATTCACGGAGTCCGGACGGCTCACGCTTGACGGAACCGCCCGTAATCCGAATAGTTTCTATGTCCCGCCATGTGAGCGGGTCTACGATAGCCATGTAGTAGGTGGCTCTATATCCCTTGCTCCAATCCATGGCTTATCCCTCCTGATGCGATGCCTGCCACTCTGCCAGAGTCATGCCGTCCAGTTCCT